GAGAGCTTTTCTGCACGATGATCCGATGCAGTTATTTACAATTGCAACCTCTAATGTAGTTTCAGCGGCTAACACAGAAGCTGAAATTAGAGCTTCTGTTTTTGCAAATATACAAATGGCTACTGGAAATAGTGGATCTACTACAACTGGTATTTCTTCTGCAACAGCAGATTTAAATACCATAGCAACCACCAACACTCATGCTCTCAGAATTATGGGTATTCAAGATGATCCTGATAATTCTGATTTTACTGTTGCTGGTATCCCTTTAATTGTTCGTATAAACAACCATTTCAATGCTCCTAACGGAAGTATTGCACAAGGCACTGTTTCTACGACTGGCGTATAGGAGACTTAATAATGGCTATATCAAGAGCGCAATTAGCTAAAGAACTAGAGCCTGGTCTTAATGCCTTGTTTGGCATGGAGTACGCTAGGTATGAAAATCAACACTCAGAGATTTTTACTACTGAAACATCGGATCGTTCCTTTGAAGAAGAAGTAATGCTTTCTGGTTTTGGAGCAGCACCGACCAAATCTGAAGGTTCTGCTGTATCTTTTGACGATGCTAGTGAAGCATTTACAGCAAGATATAATCATGAGACTATCGCACTTGCTTTCTCTATTACAGAAGAAGCAGTGGAAGATAATCTTTATGATAGACTATCTTCAAGATACACAAGAGCATTAGCTCGTTCCATGGCACATACGAAACAAGTTAAAGCAGCAGCAATTTTAAATAATGCTTTTACTGGTGGTGCTTCTGCTGGTGGTGACGGTAAAGCTTTATGTGCTACCGATCATCCATTAACAAATGGTGGAACATTTGCCAATGAACCAACTACTGCTGCCGATCTTAACGAAACATCTCTCGAAGATGCTTTGATTAATATCGCAGGTTTTGTTGATGAACGTGGTATGATTGTTGCATTACGTGGTATGAAACTTGTTATTCCAAGGCAATTACAATTTGTTGCGGAAAGATTAATGAAGTCTTCTCTACGTCCTGGAACTGCTGATAATGATGTTAACGCACATCAAAACATGGGTATGTTAGCTGAAGGTTATGCTGTTAATGATTTCTTAACAGATACTGATGCTTTTTTCATTATGACGGATACTCCAAGAGGTTTTATTCATTTTGAAAGAGTTCCATTAGCTACACAAATGGAAGCAGATTTTGATACTGGAAATATGAGATATAAAGCCAGAGAAAGATATTCTTTTGGTTTTTCAGATCCTCGTTGCGTTTTCGGTTCACCTGGGGCATAATTAGTAATTCATAATTTACCTCCAACTCCAAGGGGCGAGTAATCGCCTCCAACTTTTAAGGGGCGAATAATCGCCCCTTTATTTTTTTTAGAAACTATCATATACTGTTAATGCCTGACAGTTACATTGTGTAACTGACATTTAAAGACAGGAGAAAATAAATGGCAAACACAACTTTTAAAGGTACTTTACGTTCTGAAGGTGGTTATAGTTCAATAGCTACAGCAGCATCAACGGGTACTGAAACCACACAAATGTCTATTAGCTCTGCGGGATTTACTTCTTTAGATGCTAATACAATGGCTACTGAAGCCGGAACTGGTATTACTGGTGGAACTGGAACCATTTACAGAAGCTCTGTAATTAGAGAAGGTGGTATCATTAAGACTAGTATTCTTATTGATTTAACAGGTCTTAGATCAACAGCAAATGGTGATATTATCGGTGTAGATGGAACATCTAACGTATGTCACATAGGACAGATCACGGCAGCTAGAAATGGTACAATACTTGCGGGTAGAATGACTTGTTTTGAAGCTCCTACGGGTGGTGATCCAGATATCAACGTACACTCTGCTACAGAGGGAACTGGTGTTGAAGATGGAGCGATTTCTGATTTAACAGAAACTCTATTAGTAAACTCGGGAGATCTTGCACTAGGTACTGTTGTCACATTTTCAGCCATACCAGCAGCAGATGAGTTTTTATATCTAACTCTTGGTGCTACAACAAATGCCGATTACACAGCAGGAAAGTTACTCATAGAACTTTTTGGGTATGAAGCTTAATTAATAGGAGAAAAATATGGCTGATGCAGTTGCAAGTCAAACAATCCTAGATGGTCCCAAAGAAGTCGTGATGAAATTTACTAATATCAGTGATGGCACTGGAGAGAGTGCCGTTACTAAAGTTGATGTTAGTGCATTATCAAAAGGCACGGATGGAGCAACTTGTACTGGAGTTTCTATTCAACAAATCTGGTGGCAGTGTACTGGAATGAAAGTAAGTATCTTTTTTGATGCTACTTCTGACGTTTTAGCTATACAACTTGGTGAAAATCAAAGTGGACACCACGATTATAGAAGTTTTGGTGGATTACCAAATAATGCTGGTAGTGGTAAAACTGGAGATATTCAGTTTACAACAGTTGGTCACGATAATACAGATACATACACTGTTATTTTAGCCATGCGTAAGAACTATTGATCATGACAAAAGAGATTATTGTAGGTATAACAATATCGTGTAGTTTTGGTGCGATTGCTTGGATAGTCGCAACTTTAATTTCTGTAGATAAAAGAACAGAAGTTATGGCTGTCCAAGTAAGCGCAAACCATGAAATGCTAACACCTCTGTGGGAAGATTTTATACAAAGGAAAAACTCTTATGGTGATTTCAAGATTACAGATGAAGAAACAAATATCAAAACCTCCTTTAAAGAAAAAAAAGAAGAAGGTAAAAAAGAAAGCTGGTAAGTAATGACAGTTTCTGGAAGCAAAGATTTTGAATTAGATGTAGCAGAATATATCGAAGAAGCTTATGAACGTTGTGGTATAGAGGTTCGGACAGGATATGATTTAAAAAGTGCCAAAAGATCTTTAAATCTTTTATTAGCAGAATGGGCGAACAGAGGTTTAAATCAATGGACAATCAAACAAAGAACTTTAAGTTTAACTCAAGCCGATGGGGAATATGATTTAGGAACAGATGTAATAGATGTCCTATCTGTTATTATTAGAAGAGATGGTACAGATTTAACCATGCAAAGAATAAGTAGAAATACTTATTTAGCTATTCCAACAAAAACTACACAATCAAGACCTACACAATATTTTTTGGATAGACAGTTAACTCCTAATTTAAAAATATGGCCTTTACCAGAAAACAGTACTGATATAATAGTTTATGATGCTATTACCAGAATGGATGATGCTGATGCACAAGTAAACACATTAGATTTACCTTTTCGTTTTTATCCTTGTTTAGTTGCGGGTCTGGCTTATTACATTTCAATGAAACGATCTCCAGAAAGAGTTCAGTTGTTAAAAACAGTATATGAAGAAGAGTTTCAAAGAGCCGCAGCAGAAGATGATGATCGAGTTTCTTTAAAACTACAACCTGATATGCAATATTTGAGGTTATAATGACACGATATGCTTCTAATAAAAATGCTTTTGGTATATCAGATAGATCTGGCTTTAGGTACAGATTGAGGGATATGAAAAAAGAATGGAATGGTCTAATTGTAGGTTCTGATGAATTTGAAGAAAAACATCCTCAACTTCACCCTAAAAAACATTTTGCGGATCCAGAGTCTTTAAGAGAACCTAGACCGGATACCAGAGAAACTTTAAAAATTTTTGTTGGTAGAGATACAGTAGAAACACCAAATCCTAATCTTATAAGAGGTGTTTCTAAAGTAGGAGAAGTTACGGTGACAACATCATGAGCTTTACTCTTGCTACGTTAAAAACAGCCATTCAAGATTATACACAAAATGATGAAACTAACTTTGTTTCTAATCTTAATAATTTTATAAGATTGGCAGAAGAAAGAATATTTAAATCTGTGCAATTAAATTATTTTAGAAAAAATGCTGCAGGTTCAATGTCTTCTGGAAATAGATTTCTTGCTTGTCCTACCGATTTTATAGCACCTTATTCTTTAAGTATAACGAATAGTAGTAATATAGAATTTTTGTTGTTTAAAGATTTAGATTTTATTCAAACGTATACACCAGACTCTTCTACTACAGGTGTTCCTAAATATTATGCTCAATTTGATGTAGATAATTTTATATTAGCTCCAACTCCAAATGCTAATTTTACAACAACGTTAAGTTACTTTTATCGACCCGCAAGTTTAACTGCGGGAGCGGATGGCGGTACTACTTGGATTAGTGAAAATGCAGAAGTAGCTCTTTTGTATGGTTCTTTAGTTGAAGCCTATATATACATGAAAGGTGAACAAGATGTTCTTAGTGCATATAATTCTAAGTTTACTGAAGCGTTGTCGAGAGTAAAAAGTCTTGGTGAAGCTAATGAAGTTTCTGATACCTATAGAACTGGTTTAATTAGAAGGCAAAAAACATGATTACAGATGCTTTGAATATGTCAAAAGATTTTTCTGTTGGTATTAAAACAATAGACAATAGAGGATTTACACCAGAGGAGGTAGCAAAAAGATGTGTAGATAAAATTATATCTATATCTGATTCAGCACATCCTGCGATTCAAGAACAAGCTAGAGAATATAAAAATAGTTTAGAAAAAGTAATTGCTCATTATATGAAAGAGGCTATTAAAAGTGATAGAACTACTGTATATAATGCTATTAAAGATTCTGGTAATATAAAATTGGCAGAGTATATAAGGAGATTATAATGGCTTTTTCTGGAAATTTTTTATGCACATCTTTTAAAGTAGAATTGTTAAAAGGAGTTCATAATTTTAGTTCTTCTGGTGGTAATACCTTTAACATAGCTTTATATGATAATAACGCTAGTTTTACTGCTTCAACTACGGCCTACACTACTAGTAATGAAATAAGTGGAACTAATTACACTGCTAAAGGTCAAGAACTTAATCCAGTGACTCCAACTTCAAGTGGAACAACGGCTATTGTTGATTTTGCTGACGAAACTTTTTCAAGTGTTACCATATCTAATGTAAGAGGAGCTTTGATATTTAATGACACTGCTTCTGGTGATCCTGCAGTTGCTATACTAGATTTTGGTGCAGACAAATCGGCTAGTAGTGGTGATTTTACAATTGTTTTTCCAACGGCAGATGCGAGTAATGCGATCATAAGGATTGCGTAATGGCCTTAGTTTTAAAAGATAGAGTAAAGGAAACCACAACAACAACGGGTACAGGAGCAATAACTCTTGCTGGTGCTGTTAGTAACTTTCAAACTTTTACTTCTGTTCTTTCTAATGCTGATACCACTTACTATGCTATTATTGACGATACTAATAATGAATTTGAAGTTGGATTAGGAACCTTTGCATCAAGTGGAACTACTCTCACTAGAACCACTATATTAGAAAGCTCCAACTCCGGTAGTGCGGTAAATTTAGGTACAGGCACTAAACAAGTGTTTATGACGTATCCTGCAGAGAAATCTGTGTTTCTTGATGGTAGTGGTAATGTAGAATTGACAGGAGCTTTGGGTGTAAATGGAGGTTCTACTAATGGCATACAAATTTCTCAAGGTGCAATAAAAATTAAAAATGGTGGTGTTCAATCCTATATAGATTTTTATTGTGAGTCTAATAATGCACACTACGCAAGATTACAAGCACCTGCTCATGCAAACTTTTCTGGTAATCCTACAATTACGTTACCAAACTCTACAAGCACGATAGCTACAACTAGCTTAACAGAAACATTTACAAATAAAACACTAACAACACCAACAATTTCAAGTCCTACTATCAGTGGTACAGCTCAAATTGGTGGTTCAAATGGTGTAGATATTTCTCAAGGTGCTATATCCATTAAAAATGGTGGTGTTCAATCTTACGTTAGGTTTTATTGTGAATCTTCAAATGCACATTATGCTCAACTACAAGCTCCTGCTCACTCAGCTTTTAGTGGTAATGTTACGATCACTTTACCTGCAACAACTGATACTCTGGTAGGTAAAACAACTACAGACACACTTACTAATAAAACACTTACAAGTCCTGCTATTACTGGCACTGCAACATTTGGTGGAACAGATGGAGTAAGTATATCTCAGGGTGCAATTTCAATAAAAAATGGTGGTACTCAGTCTTATGTAGACTTTTATTGTGAATCATCTAATGCTCATAGAGCTAGACTTCAAGCACCTGCACATTCAGATTTTAGTGGTAATATAACCCTAACACTTCCTGCTACTACAGGAACAATTGCACTTACTTCCGATATTACTTCACAAGATTTAGATGCGACCACTGATAGTGGAACAATAGATGTTGCGCTTGGTTCTGAAACTTTAACAGTGTCAGGTGGTTCTGGTATAAGCACTTCTGCTACTGGTACTACAATTACTGTTGCTGGAGATGACGCTAGTACGAGTAGTAAAGGTGTTGCTTCTTTTGCGTCAGCTGATTTTAGTGTTAGTTCTGGTGCGGTAAGTATTAAATCTGGTGGTGTTAGTAATACACAATTAGCAGGTTCAATAGCTGATTCTAAATTAAGTACAATATCTACAGCAGATAAAGTAGATATAGGCGCATTAGATATAGATGGTGCTACGGACATAGGTGCAGATTTAGAAGACGCAGATTTAATTATAGTAGATGATGGTGCTAATGGAACAGAAAGAAAATCTGCTATATCAAGAGTACCAACTTACGTTTTCAGTAAAGTAAGTGGTGATGCAACCATAGCTTCAAATGGAGCTTTGACAATAGCAAGTGGTTCAGTAGAAAATTCTATGTTAGCAGGTTCTATCGCTAATTCTAAACTAGCTAATAGTTCAATTACAGTATCAGATGGTTCTAATACAACTGCTACTGCGTTAGGTGGCACAATAACATTTTCTGGAACGAGTAATGAAGTTGATGTTGCAGAAAGCTCTGGTACGATAACAATTGGTTTACCTGATGATGTTACAATAGGTCAAAATCTTACAGTTACAGGAAACTTAACTGTATCTGGTACAACCACACAAACAGGTGCTGTGACCACAAACGATAACTTTAATATATTATCTAATAACAATAGTGCCAATAACACAGATTTTGGTTTAGCAGGTAAATACGTAGAATCTAGCACAACAAAATATGCTGGTATTTTTTATGATGCTTCAACTGACAATACTTTTAGATTATTTTGTGATACTCAAACAGAACCATCTACAACAGTAAATATAAGTGCTACTGGATATGCAGCTGCTAATTTAATCATAGGTGCTTTAACTGCCTCTTCTTTAGATATATCTGGAGATGTGGATGTTGATGGATCATTAGAAACAGATGCAATATCAATTAATGGTACTACAGTCAGTGCTACAGCTGCTGAATTAAATAAGTTAAGTGGTGTAAACACTACTACAGCAGAACTCAATCATGTTAATGGCGTTACCTCTGCAATTCAAACACAATTAAATGCAAAAGCTCCACTTGCTTCTCCAGAATTAACAGGTAATCCAACAGCACCTACACAAAGCTCTTCAGATAATTCAACAAAAATAGCAACAACAGCATTTGTAACAACCAAAGTGGGAACCTCTGCTTCATTAGATGATGTTACAGCATTAGCAATAGCATTAGGATAAGATATGGCAAACACATTTAAAGTAATAACAAAAGCAGGAGTTACATCGGCAGATGTGATATACACTGTAGCAGGATCAACAACCACTGTAATATTGGGTTTAGTGTTAGGAAATACAACAGCAAGTCAGATTAATGCAACTGTAACACTAAGCAGTGATACAAGTTCCAGAGCAGGTAATAATGATGAAGCTAATCAAGATGTTGAGTTGATAACAAGTGTACCTATACCTGCTCAATCTTCTTTAGAATTACTTGCAGGAAACAAAGTTGTTATGGAAACTACAGATACACTTAGTGTAACAGGAACAGGTGCAACAGATGTGTGCTTGTCTATTATGGAGATCACATAATGGGTTACATTGGTATTGATGCTAAAAATGATATTAGATTAAACGCCACCTCTGATCTTGAGTTAACGTCTGATAATACTACGATTAAGTTTGGTGCTGATGATGATGTTACAATTACACATGATCCTGATGATGGTTTAATTTTTAAATCTATTGCTACGGCTGATGATAATCCTTTTCTTTTAACGATACAAACAGGTGAGACTGATCTAGCTGCCAATGATGTTATCGGTAAAATACAGTTTCAAGCACCAGATGAAGGTACAGGCACAGATGCTAATCTAGTATCTGCAGCTATACAAGCAGTAGCAGAAGGTGATTTTAGCTCTTCAAGTAACGCTACAAGTTTACAGTTTATGACAGGATCAAGTGAAGCTGCTGCAACTAAGATGACAATACTAAGTTCAGGTAATGTTGGTATTGGTACGAGTAGTCCAGCTGAAAACTTACATATTAATGGTGGCACAGGTAATACGACTGTATTAATAGAAAGCACTGACCAATATGTTTGGACTTCTTATAAAGATAATTCATCAACAGCTAATTATACAAATTCTATTGGTGCTACAGGTGACAACTTACAGCTTATAAGTCCTACTATAACTCTACGAACAGGCTCTAGTACAAACACTGGAACAGGAGACTATGGCACAGAACGCATGAGAATAGATAGCAGTGGACGAGTGGGTATTGGAATTACACCTGATGCAACGTCCAATGGAAAAAGTCTACAAATCAATCGTACTGTTATAAATGATGATGATGGTGGGGATAATGGTTTTGTGCATATTACACAGAATGCTTATTACAACAGTGCTTGGAAATATATAGAAAACGGAGCTGCAGAAAAAATTACATTTAGTCAAGGCACAATAAGATTTGACAATGCTTCATCAAATAGTGGTGGAGCAGACGCGTCATTGACTTGGTCAGAACGTATGAGGATAGATAACTCTGGTACTTTATTGGTAGGTAAGA